TTATGTTATCATCTTGAGATATTTCTATGTCTTTAGATAAAGATATTGCCCAGTCAGAAGGACTGCCAGCATCTTTAATAATATCAGTTACAAATACATCATCTATTTCTGACACAGAATAAGTTTGCCCATTAGCAACACTTGTACCATTTGGTGCTGTTATAGTACTACCACTACCATTTGTAAAAAACCCTGTTAACTTCATGCCTATTCTAACACCAGTAATATTAATAGTACTAGTACCCATATCTGGAATATGTACGTGATTTTTGTTACTAGTGTGACTACCTGAAACTTCTTTTGTTACAACTTTATGTATATCAACAACAATATACCTATAGTGAGTTGTTTGTATATTATATTCTAAAATATAATCTTTATATACTTGTGCGCCGCCAGTAAAGCTACCTGTTTCTGTTTGTATATTTGATGCTTCACCAGTTTGTGGACCAGTAACCATCCAGTATATTTTATCGTTTTTATGATCAGCTATAGACCCAACACAATCAAAGTCATTGCTTGAAAAAATATCATCAAGCTTTGTGTTACCTTTTACAGTTTGCACAGTACCTACGTTTGATCCTTCAGATGTATTTATTTCTACGTTTTGCGCGTCTCTATATTCACCACTCGCGACAAGTCTTTCGTCCTTGTCTTTGTCCATTTTACTAGCGCCAAACTGTCTTTTTATTTCTGGCATTTAATTAGTGTTTTATCCATTTAGACTTACCTCTCATTATTTGTGTAAGTTCACCTATTTTTAAATTTGATAATCTTAATTTTGCTTTACGTTGTTCTGCAAATCTTTCTTTTTTAAGCAACGCCAACATACTTGGGTTACTATCATTTCTAGCGCTTAATACTCCATACGCTATATATTTATAAATTGCTTCTTCAGCAAATTTGTGTATTTTTGTAGCACTTAAATCTAGAGCTGTGTTAGCAGCGTTTGTTACTAGACCATCGCTAATGTATTTTAATATTAATGTTTTGCCTGATAAGTTTGAGCTAAAATGAAATTTACCAGCATCTTCATCTATGTAAAACGATCCGTTTACTTGAGCGTGTTCTGGACTAATACCAAACCTACCACCAGGATAAGGCCAATATGTATCATCATCATAATCGTCTATTTCATTTATTGTAGTATCTCCTGATTTGTAATTTTCATAAGTTGTAGACGTATCATTACCATCACTATCAACTGTACCGTCTAAATCTTCATTAGCGCCATCCGTAGCAAAACCACCAAAGTTAGTTATTGATTCTTCTATTTTTTTAGGATTAGAAGTGTATCTTGTAGGGTATATAATATGTTCTATACCAGAAGCGTCACTCCAAGCTAATTTTGTATAGTTAACATAATCAACAGGCATAACCATAACTAATGTAGCTGGAACAACTATTTCCCAGTCTTTAGTACACTTTAACGTATCGTAACTTAATTCTTGTATACCTCTTGTTGCGAAAAAAGTTACATCTGTATCTAGCACATTTTGACATATTTTATTTTCACCAACATATGTTGCTTTAAATGTATCTATAATTTCTTGTAAACTTATAAACTGATAACTACCATGATCGCCACCAGTTGCATAATAAGCTTGTTCGTCATTTGTTATTATTGCCATGTATTATTGTTTTACTTTTTGTTCTACTTGTGTTGCTTTTGTGCTACCTAAAGTAGCTACATCTGGACTATTGATTATTACACCAGATAATTCTAGTATTTTAAAAACTAAAAGCCCACCTTCTACCTTGTGTAATTCAAAGTCTTGTAAGTCACTAGCTGATGCATTATATAAAGCTTGGTTGTTTACTACTGTATAAGCCCAGTTAACTGTTTTTGGTATTCTAAAACACTCAACAGTAACGTTAGATGTTTTTTCAGTAGTAGAACCAGCGTATACAACTATATCTCTACCGGTAACTCTATTATCTGCGTATATTGGGTCTGTATCAATCATATGCCTAACAGACTTTTTTAATCTTTCAGCTTCATTAATTGTAACCTTTCTACAAACTTGATCGTTAAAAAAAACTTGACCATATTGAAATATATCAATAGCAGCACCACTTACAGTTGTTGTTGCTGGAAACGTATGTCCGCTTGTTACAGGTAAACTTTCTTTAAAGGGGGATAATTTTCTGTCGATTAACTCAGATATATTAGTTTCGTCAGTTTCAGGATTAACTACAGGTTCTAATCTTTCTCTTGTGTTTTTGTCAAAAAAGTAAGATTGAAATATAGACATTTGAGCTTGGTTTGCAAGTAAGTTAAACTCTTGAGGTGTAATATAACCTCTTTGTTCTTTATTAGCTATTGCTAAAACTCTTTGATATATTGTATCTACACTTATAGCCATTATATTTTTTTATTTTTGTATTTGCAATCGCCCCGTAGAGCGACTGCATCTACAAGTTGATTATTTTAATCTTTTTTCTATTTGAGAATAAACCTCAACACCTTCATCAGTTTTAAACCAAGCGGCTAAAGCTGAATATGGATTTTCATCAAATGGAACCGTCATTAGTTTTCTACCAGTACTTTTCCAAGTGAAAGTTCTTTGATCTTGAGATAACTCTATAATATGAGCCTCACAAGATTTAACCGCCATATTTCTTAGTTCTATATTTTCATCAGTAACTAATTCTAAGAATAATTGTGGTTTTCTTTTAGCAAATAATAGTAAATCTCTTTTAAGTTCCTTAGAACTCATCTTAGACACTTCAGAACCTACTTCTACACGCATGATAGCTTCCATCATATCAATATCTAAATTATTCGCTGCATTCATAGCTGCTATTTCAAATTCTAACCAGTCTAAGTGATCTTCTGCTCTTTCAACAGGTTTATCTTCATAAAAAATAACATCTTTATCTGGGTGGTACATTGAAAGAAATTTTTGTAATACTACTTTTTCTTTTGGAAGATATAAATTACCACCTCTAAAAATAATGTGTGATAATCTTTGATCTCCTTTCATTTCATCTACAAAAACTGTTTTTTGGTTTTCACAGTATTTTATTTCTCTTTCATAACCTTTTTCTTCATCAAACCAAAATAAGTTTGCTGATCTAATACTTCTTGATATAGGTTTTTTACTACCTTTTAGATAATACAATCTATCTTTTATTTCCCAGGTATCTTTTTTTGGCATTGGTGTTTCAACTACAGGAGTATCAACAACAGGTGCCACTTCTTTTTTTGTTTGTTTTTTCTTTGCCATAATATAATATATAATAAAATTAATAAAAATAAAGGGTCGAGGCCGAAGCCCCGACTCTTTAAAATAATTGTGCTTACTTCATTAACATGAAATTGTTAGCACCTTGTACAACTAAACATCTTTCAGATAAGTAATGTATTTGCATTGCATCTAAAGCAGATGTAGTAGCTCCTACAGAACCAGTAACCCAAGTTTTCATTTTTCTATTGTCAGTTTGAGAAGCTCTAAATCTAACATGTAAAAATGGTCGCTTAAGATTTTTACCTAATGATTGGTCATAAACAGTTGATACACCAGCTGGAATAATAACCCCACGGATAGCTGCGCTACCTGCTACGTCATTAATACCACCTCTTGTAGCTTTGTCATTTAAGTATCTAAAGTCAGACTTGTAGAAGTCATAAGAACCTCTTCGGAAACCAGAGAAACCTAAATTAAGCGCCATATCTTCTTCGTTGTCAAATACACCGTAAGAAGTACCACCAGCACCATAAGAGTTCATTGAAGCTAACATATCATCCATTGCTAAACTAGTAGCTCTGTTTACAAACATCATGTTTTCTTCAATAGCACCTTGCTTATCAAACTCAGCAAGTATTGCATCAAACTCAGCTAAATCAGTAGAAGGGTTAACACCAGTAACACCAGAAGTTATATTACCTCTTGCCTCAATAGCTGCAAATAAACCTTCAGTACCAGCACCACCAGCTCCTGCGTCAGCAGCACCTCTAATTTGTCCGTCATCACCAAAACCAATAACAGATGCATCAACTGTTTTCTCAGCTTCTAACATTGTCATTTCTAAATAATCAGTAAAACGAGCTCTAGTGTCTCCTTCAGCTTTTAAGTACCATAAGTAACCAGATTGTCCTTCTTCACCAGATATTTCAACCCAACCAATTTGAGATGCATCAGATCCAGAGATCTCATAGTAATCTTTCATAATGATTGGCTTGTTAGTAAATGATTTGAAAGTTGGTGTTAAAGCTGTTCTTTTGTCAGATTTGAACGTACCAGTTTTATCAGTGTAAGATTGTCCTTTTCCATACTCAGAACCTATAACTAATAAAGTAGATCCACTAGCTGTTGTAGCATGACCAGTTAAATCAGCTTTATCATAAGGCTCAACTGTAACAACAGCTGAATCTGGAGTTTCCACTACTAAACATTTAGTAACGATACCAGCACTTGCAATAAGTACAATATCATTAGTTCTAATACCGTGAGTAGTAGTTAATGCGTTACCATCAATATCAGTAACAACAGTAAACGTACCATTTGTATCACCTGCTGTAGCTACTGTACCTTTGTAAGATAAATGTAATCTTGACTGCTCAGACCAAATAACTTGATCAGCTGTCATAGATTCTTCAGCCCCAACTTGTGATAAGAAACCTGAAATAGTTCTCGGTCCGAAAACTTCAGCTTCTTTTTCCATTAGGTCTGGTAAATATTGTTGTGCCCACCCTTGAGTGTCAGCACTTGTAAAATCGATGTAATTTGAAGATAGCGTTTGTTGCTGCGAAGCAGCTACACTATTCAAATCACTTCCTGCCGTAATTGCCATAATTTTTAAATTTTAAATTGTTATTTATTTTTTTTTCTAATTTTAAACTTAAAATCATTAGAGTTATTTCCTAACGCTCTAACTTTTAAACCTGAATTTACAATAGTATCACTATGTGATTCTCTTGGGTTCATGTCTATATTTTTAGATTTAGCAACACTATCTTTTAAAGCATCGGCTTTGCCTTGCTCGTAAAAATGTTTTGCTATTGCATCGGAGTTCATAGCAGTATATAAAGCTTTGTGATAGCCTTTAGCATCTTCTATTTGGTTATTGTCATTAAGAAACTTTCCAATGAAATTACCAATATCGCTTTGTTTTTCTTTTATTTCACTCGCATTGTTAACATTAAACCTAAATCTTTTATCTCCAACGCTATATTCAAAACCTTTGAACTCATCGTTAAAAACTGTATCTGTTTTTTGTTTAAATGCTGAATGAGCTTGTTCTTCCGCTTGTTTTAACTCTTCAGATTCTTTGTTATATCTATTGAAGAAATCAACAGCTTTCTTTGCTTCGTCTGGAAGCTTAGAACCCATTTTAATATCTTCATAGTATTTGGACTTTAGCCCGTCCAGATGGCTTTTAGCGCTGGCAACTTGCTCTTTTAACGCTAATTTTTTTCTTTTTATTTCTTTTTCCTCATCAGACTCTTCGTTGTAAGAAAACTGATCTTCCATTAAAAAATCAATTTCATCTGTTTTTAAATGAGGTTTTGTTGTTTTATAATATTCTTTAAGTAAAGTGTGGTTATCCATATCAGAATAATCTTTATTTAACTTTACATAATCGTTTATATTACCACCAGTTTCTTTCATAAAACTAACAAGCTTTTCTACATTTTCTGGTAAAACAGGTTTTTCTGGTTGTTTTACTTCTTGTTTTACAGGTGCTGGTTTTGGTTCTACTTTTTTCTCATTTGTTACTTCTTCAACAACTGGAACTTGTTTTGTTTCAGTAGTTTTTTCTTCAACTGGTTTTTCTGGGGCCTTTATATCTTCAACTGGTTTTTTTAAATCTACCTTAGTTATTTCTTCGGCCTTTTCTTTTAATTCTTTTAAATCAACTTTAACAGGTCCACTGTCTTGTTGTTTAAATACTTTCTTTTTAGGTTTTTTAACTTTCAATTTTTCTACTGTATCGTCTACAATAGGTTGTTCTTTTTTTTCTGCCATAATAAAATATTATATAATTAATAAAATTGTTTACTTAGGTTCAAACGCACCTAATCTCATACCTCCACCAATAACATCGTTACCAGCTGATTCAAATGGTTTTTCTTTAATTGATTCTCTTTCTTTCATTAAATCTTTTTGTTGATCACCACTCATTATTGTTCTTTTGTCTTGCCTGTCTTGTCTTACTTCTTCGTTTTGCCTTTTGCTATCAACATCCATTTGTTTTAATTTCATGTTTATTTCGAACTCATGATCCATTAAAGCTTTTTTTACTTCAGCTTCCATTTGCAGTTTGTCTTGAGCTAGTTTGCCTTTAGCTTGCTCTATTTGTATCTGCATTTGTATTAATTGGTTTTGTTTTTCAACCTCTGCTTGAGCCGCCGCTTGTTGTTGTTGAGCATTAGCATCAGCTTGAGCCTTCATATTTTGCTGTTGCATTTCTTGCTCTTTTTGTTGTTTTTTCTTTCTGCGAAGTTTTAACAATTGATTAGCTAGTTTTGTATTTTTAATTTCTCTAAGATCAATAGCATCTTCCAAGTCTATACTTTGTTGTTGTAGCGCCATTTGAATATTATTTTCTAGTTTTGCTTTTTCTTCTTCGTCTGGCATTAATTCTAAAAATATACCAAAATCATACAAATGTAATTCTGACATTTCTTCAAGTGTAGCTACATTATGTGCGCCTATGGCTTGTATAAAAGCATCTTTTGTAGGTGAATACTCTATAATGTCTGATATTCTAAGAGACAAAGCTTCACATATTTCTGCCGATATAAATAAACCAGCATTTAGTATATGTCTTGTTGCTGTGTTTGAATTTGCAGCTGCCATTTTCTGAACACCTACTAAAGATCTTTCATCTGGCATACTACCATCTCTAGCCTCGTTTAAACCGGTAGTGTCTCTTATCATTTGTAAGTAATAATTATAAGTACCAATTAAACTTTGCATTTTAGCACCGCCACCTGATTGTATTTCTTGTATAGGTATTTTACCAGCATTAGGATCGCCATCAGCAGTATAACTTCTACCTATAATACTACCAGTTTGGAAAAACATATTTAAAGCTTCTTGTGGGTTGTAGTTTGTGCCATTACCTAAATCTATTTCAGCTAAACCATCCGCATCTAAATATATACCATCAGGTATCATCCTAGACATTACTTGTTGTAATTTTAAATGTGTTAACTGTATCATGTCAGCAAAACCAGTAATTCTACTAACTAAGCTTTCTATTTTACCATTATACATTCTAGGAGCACATATGCTATAATTCATTTTTACTTTAGTAAAGTCTGATTTAGGACGCATCATATTTTTTGCTTTTTCCCACTTTAAAATAATATCAGTACCAATTACCATAGCGCCTTCAAATAAACACTCTATTTTTCTGTCTAGTTTATCAAAGCTTCCTTCTTTGTTTTCTGGTGGGTTAAAGTTGTCATCTTTTTGTATTGCTCTTTCACCACCAGTACCAGTTTCTTTTACTTTGTAAACTTCGTTTGTATAAGTTTTATAATTAAAATATAAAACAGTAACTTTATTATAATCACGCTCATCTCTATAACCATAACCATGAACTTTATGACCAGGTCTATTTGATTTACTTTGTTGTATGTCTTTTATTTGCTCTTCTGTTAAATGTGGAAATTGCTTAACTAATTCATTTATAGGTATGTTTTTTACTTCACCAACATAATAACAATCTTCAAAATACGGAGAGTTAGTCTTAGAGTAAACTAAATCTGCTGGATCTACATAGTCAATAGTAACACCTTCAGATTTATTAAAAGATGTTTTACAAGCAGAAATACCTAAAACTGTTAAATCATAATATAATCTTTTTCTTATAAGATCATAATTATTACCTTTTAGTAAAGTATTTATAGCTTGTTCTTCTGCTATCTCTACAGCTTGCTTATAATTAAGCTGCATATGTAAGGCTAGCTCATCTTGATTTTCTGGTAAATCTTCTTTTTTATTTTCATAAAGATCCATGTTCATAAGATTTTGAGCCATGTCATTGAACTCTTTGGTGTCCATATCTTTTTGTATAGACTCCATATATTTTGTTCTTTTTTCAACACCAAACGGATCTTGTGAATAAGCGTTTACATTAAACACTCTTTCGTTCATACCATTAACAACAATATCAACAAACTTAGGTATTATCGGCACTGGTTTCCAGTCTAAGTTTAAATAAGATAAATCACCATTAATAGATAATTCATCTTTGTATTTTTGTATACTTTGTTCTCCTCTTGCGTATAATCTTAATTTATGAAAACTATTTATATCGTTTAAATATCTATTGTTATAACCAGAGTCATCAAACCATTCTAGCTCAATAGCTCTAGCCACTTTAAGCCCATATTCAACAGACAGTTTTTCACTGTCACTTACTACTTGGCTTGGAAAATTTGAATAACTTTTCATATTACTTTTTAATTAATTTTGATGTACTGCCTTTATTTGTGTATCTACCTATGTTCAAATTTATTGGTTGTTTCTCTACTTTAGCATTAGGAGCATATAAATTTCTATTGCAAGCCATGATAGCAAGACCAGAACTTATAGATGCGTCAAACTTTGTTCGTTTTGTTATATCAAACTTTGCCCAATCATTTAACGTTCTGTTAAAATACATGTTACCCCAGTTCCCATTACCTATATCACCTACATATTGTTGTATATACATTTCAATAGCAGCAGCGTGTGCTTGTTTTATATCTTCACTTGAATTTGGTATACCACCTATTTCTTTTTCAGTTGTTGATAGTTTATTCCATATTTTATCAGGCCTATTCATACTGTAACCTCTGTAACCTCTACGTCTTATATAATAAAGTAATCTAGGTTTATTGTTTTCTGCTAGTATTGGCATCCCGTAAAATATTAAAGCCATTAACATATCTTCAAAAAATATTTCTGCGGTTTGTGGTCTAGCTATATATTCTAAAAAAAATTGATTTGGAGGGGCATCTTCCATACTGAACTTAGTTAAACCGTGTAATGATCCATTAGAACCCCTACCGTCTACTGTTCCAGATATATCATAACTATCACAACCAAAAGCGCCCATATGTTCGTTACCAGGATATTTTATACCGTTTTTAATTATAATACGGTTTTGTAGGTTTTGAGGTGGTACCCAACTAATTTTAAATCTACCTTTTGGGTCTGGATAAAATATAACTTGTGTGTCTTTGATACCGTTAACCCATTGAAAATTACCTGTAGATATAGTGGATGATGTTCCTCTACCTTCGTTATAATCTATTTGATCGTATATTCTTACTAAATTAAATATACTGTTTCTCGTTTCATCTCTAAACGCATGTTCTTCTGTTCTTGGAAACTGTCTGTAAAACTCATTTAAAGCATCGTGATCATCTTTAAGCCCAGCAGCTTCATTATCCCAATGCTCTATAATGCCATAATCTATTAACTCACCGTCTGGTCCGAGTACATCATTATTTGGATTATCAAAGACTGGATATCCGTGTTCGTCAATAAATCCCTCGTAGTTCCATTCCATTGGGATAAAGAGAGAATAAAGACCAGACTTTGTCTGTCCATTACGATTTCGTCTTGTAACGTCCGATGCATTGTATAATTTTTTAAAGTTATCACCTCCTTTTTCTAAAGCGTTAGATGTTGAACCCATCATGCACTTACCAACTATTCTACTACCTAATCTTAAACAAGTTTTTGTAACTCGCCAGTTGTTTAATATATTATCAGGTCTTTCCCATTTACCGCTTTCATCGTGTACTAGTAAATTAAGTTTTTCACCATCATAACTATTATCTCCTGTATTTTTCCAGTCAATAGTTGTATCTAATCCTTGTATTTCTTCTAGACCATCTGTTGCTGTCATTTTTTTTCTTGTAAACTTACTAGCTGGCACCCTATATGCTAGTTCTGATTTTGGCCTGTCCATACCATCTTGGATAGGTTTAAAGAAAAATGGGTAATTAATACTAATAGGTACAACTTTGTCTGTAAACATTTTTTTAGCATCATTACCTGTTTTAGATAATATCCCATATCTACTATCACTTGCAAGAGTGGCTAAATTAACTGTTTCTGCTGAAGACATGAAACTAAAACCACTACGTCTATTTTTTAAATAACACATACCATAACATCTGTTATCTGCTTTGCAAGCTTCCCAGAATATATAAAATAATCTGTTTGCTTCTCTAAAATCTGGAGCACCTACATCTATCTTACTCCATTGCAAGTACATGTAATGTGTACCTGTTATATAAGTTGGCTTATTATTATTCATAAACCAAAAACCTTCTTCTCTTCTTTTGAATTCTTGGTCTATATAATCAAACCAATACTCTTTGTTTTCTTCTGGATAATCTCTCCAGTCAAATATATTTTTTAATCTACCTAATTCTTTTGGGTATTCTATTTTTTCCCATTTGTTTTTTCCATTGGTATACACGTGCACTGGCAACAGCGGCAAAGCAATGCGCAGATTTTGTATCTCAAGTATTTCACCAATTCTACCGCTTTTCGATATAACGATAACGTCATGTTCTTTATTGTATCCATATTTCCATTTTTTAGATTTGTTAAGACGACTTATAGTCGTTTTTTTAATCGGTTCTATTATTTTAACTAAACTTTGCTCGTACATCATTTAGACCTTCCTTCTGCGAAACCTTTAAAAGTTTTCTTTTTTACTTCTTCGGTTGTTTTTCCTTCAAGTAAATTTTCTTCTTCTTGGATTCTGTTTAATATTTCAAACGCATCAAATATAGCTAGCTTTTTAGTAGCTGCAGCGTTTTTTAATCTATCAGCACTAACATCATCTTCTGTGTTTGTAATAATTTTTTCTTGCGCAACTTTTATCAACTCATCAACCGCTTTGCGCCCAGCTTGGATTATATTCTTCTTCGTTTCCTTGATATTCATATTTAATTGTAATAAATTTATTCATAACTCTATA